TGGAACCGGCCTCTTCTGCGGATACGTCCCATGCGACGCTCATTTTGGTGGCGGATTCAGCAAACTGGAGCAGTTGGCTTTTTTCGATGCCGGATTGCCCTGCGGCGGTGACGATGTCGGCAATGCCGTCTTGTTGTACGCCAAGGCGGCCAGCGAGTTTCATCATGCTGGTGCGGTATTCGGCCTCTTCCTTTTTGTCGGAAAAGTTGACGACTTTTTTGACGTCGGCAAAGGTGTTTTCGTATTCGACGGCGCGTTTGCCGGCCATGATGAGCGGTGCGGTTTTGATGATCAGCCCGACGGCTTGGCCAACGAGTTCGCCTTTTTGGGCGTTACGATCGGCGATGCGGCCTTTTAGGGTTTGGATCTTTTGCAGCTTGGCTTTTTGGCGGTCTAGGGCTTGGCTTGCTTGGTCGGTTTGGCGGGCGAGCTTGAGTTCTTGCGCGCCGAGGGATCTGACTTTTAAGCCTGCCTCGCCCATGTCTCGGCGTAATCCGCCCAGTTCTTTGGCTTGTTTGCCGTAGGCGCTGGTAAGTTGCTTGGTCGCTTGCTCTGAGGTTTTGAGGGCGGCTTTTTCTTTTTTGTGGGCGAGTTCGGCGGCTTTTTTGTCTTTGGTTAGCTGTTTTACTTTTCGGCTGGCCTCAGCCACTTGGCGCGACTGTGCGCCGTGGGCTTGGGCGGCGTCTAGTACGGCTTTTTCGGCGTTGGCGAGGTCTTGCGTGTGTTGCTTGACGACTTTGCTGGCGTTGAGTTCGGCTTGTTTTAGGCGGTTTGTCTCTTGGGTCGCCTGTGCCATGGCCTTGCGGGCGTCGTCTAGGCGGGTGGTTAGGGTTTTGAATCGGGCAACGGTTTTTTGTTGGTCGCTGAGCTTTTTTAGGCTGCTGTTGGTTTGCTCGACTTGTTGTTCTAGTTTGCCAGCGGTCTGCATGGCGTTGTTGAACGGTTTGCTGAATTTGTCGACCGCTGACAGTGCGATGGAGATCTTTTTTTCGGCCACGGCTTACCCCTTGTTTATACCCAGTTTGGCGGCGGCTAGGTGGTAGCGGCGCATGGCTTCGTCGATGCGCCAGTTTAGTATTTCAGATGGTGGAACGTGGTAAACCAGCGGGATGACGTCGGTTAGGACTTCGACGTCTTTGGGCGAAAGTAGTCCGCCGGTTGTTCCAAAAAATCGATGAGGCGCTCTTGCAGTTGGTTCCAATCCGGCAAGCTGAGGCGTTCCAGTTCGGCTTGGGAGAAGCCAGAACAGCTTGAACTGATGAAGATGGTGCGTTCCCATTCGTTGCTGTAGGTGTCCATTAGGTCGGTGGTGGCGACGGTTGGCGGACGCAATTTGTAGCAGGGTTTTTCTTGGCCATCGTCCCCTTGAATGGGGATAAGCAACGCGGGGATGGCGTTGTCGAATTCGTCTTCCATTAGCTGGCTGGCGGTGGTGTTGATGAGTTCTAACACTTGGTTTTGTACGCTGGTGTAGTCTGGCGTGACGAGCTGTTTGAGCAATGTTTCGGTGAGACTGGTGCTTTCGATGATGCAGGCGCGCAGCAATTTGGTGTCGTCGGCTTTGTGGGTTTTGCTTAGGTTGCGGTGCTGCCCCATGGTGATGGGTTGGATTTGGATGGTTTGAATCGGTTGCTTTTGCTCGTCTTCGATTGGCCAAACAAGGTTGTGTGTTTTTGGTTCAAACATGGTGATTCTCTTTTTCAGATTTTCAAATAGTTAAAAAAGCCCGCTCGGCTTTTTTGAACGTAACGTCTGTTAAAAGTGAGCGGGCAAAGGGGCTTGAAGCTTTTTAAAGATTACGTTTTAGGCTTAAGGCAAGCCGACGTTGCGTCTGTGTTCGGCCAGTAAGTCGCCATTACCAAGGTTGAGGATTTGCGCGTTGCGGTCGATCTCGTAGATGGTTCGCCCTGCTTCGGTTTTTTTGTAGGCGCTGACAGACATTTCCATTTCATTGTCGGGGAGCTCGCCCATTTTGCTGGCGGATTCGGTGACGCTGGTGATTTCCCCTGTGACGCTGTATTTGATGGCGAATTTGTTGCCGTCTTCGTCTTGGTGAGATTCGTTGACGTTGACCTGGCACATCTCGCCGTTTGCTAGTCCGAACGCCGACAGCAAGGCTTGGCTCGCGCCTTTGACTTTGAATTTGGCGGTGAGCTTTTCCAGCCCGACCATGACTTCACCGGGGATGAAGGAACCGCCTCGGGTTTCTTGCATGGTTTTTTTGACTTCGGGCGGGGTGAACTCGTCGAGCTCTTTGATGAGTGGCTCACCGTTGATGATGGCCATTCTGCTGATGCGTGAACGTTGTCCAGCCATTATAAGACTCCTTCAAGGAACGATTCGACGATGCCGACGTCTTCGATTAGGTGGTACACCATGTGTTCGTTTGGTGCGTAGCCGTGGTATTTGATGGCAATGTGCCATTCGCCGTTGGTGTAGTTGTCGACGTTGTTGAGCGTGGGGTGCAAGTAGACTTGTGCGCCCATGATGGTTTCGTCGGCTTGCAGGGATTTGAGCCAGAAGTTGAGCTTTTCAATCTCTTGGTTCATGAAGGATTCGCTGAGGTTTCGTGCCATGGCGCGCTGGGCGGTTTTCGCCAGTTTGCGGATGATGGCGTATTCCAAACCGACTTGTGAGACGAATCGACCCATGACGCAACGGTTGCCAATGAGCGAAAAGCCACCCATGGAGGTGCGCGCAAAGTACGAGACGCCATAGCGGTTCATCAGATCGCCATTGGTGGCTTTGTCCATGATGTTGTAGTCGATGGTTCGTGCTGTGCCTTGGATTAAGGCGCCCATGCCGCCTTTCGCGGGGCTTTCCCATGCTTTGACTCGCGCAAAGCAAGACAAGGCAATGGCCGCGCCGGAGAAGTAGACGTTGCCTTTGGCGGCTTGGCTGTAAACCGAGACGAACGGATCGACCAGATAGAATGCGTCGTAGCCTGTGCCTTCGCCACCAAGGGATTCTGAATAAGCGATCGCGGCGTTGTCGTTGGTGTTTGGACCATCGCCAACGGGGATCGCGTAGAGACGTTTGCCCATGGCGGCGAGTGCATCGGCCACGGGTTTGGTATTGAAGCCCGGTGCGGCGATGTGGGTGGGGACTTCTTGGCAATCGCCTAAGGCTTCGATACCGGTTCGTTGACCAGTTGTAGGATCGACTTTGCCTATTACCTTGTTTGTTGTGTCTGCGGCGTCTGTGCCCTCTTCCACGATAACCACATACATAGGCACGGAAACGATGCGGAGCAGTTCGTAACAAGTACGGTAAAGCGTGCCGCGTTCGGTGCCTGCCATGTCTAGCTTGGCCACCGCGCCCATGTTGGCAATGCGGATTGGGCTGTTTTTCGGCCACAGTGGGTCGGCGTCTGGCGCGGTGCCGACTACGCCCAAAACAACGCTGCCCAGCGGCCCCATTGGTGGCGGCGCGGAGTGGGTTTCGACACTCATGCCGTTGTGAACAAAGGATGCAATTTCTGGCATTACGCCTCTCCTTTTGGTTTAGCGGTTGTGGTCGCAAGGGCGACTTTGCCACTGAGGATTAGGAAATCCGCTTCGCACGGAAGCAGCTCGACCGTGTCGTCTTTTTCGTGCCAATGCTTGTGATTTGGGCATTGGTAAGGCGAGAGTACGGTGTATTTTTGCCGAGGATTAGGCGGCTGTTTCGTGGCCATGGGCTTTCTCCAGACGTAAAAAAACCGCTAATGCGGCTGGGGGTTTATTGAGTTCTTTAACTTGAAATTGTTATTCCGTTGGTAAGGGATAGCGCTCTTTTATCTCGGCGACTTTATCGCGCCACTTTTGTTCTGCTTCGGCTGTTCCATCGTATTGCCACTCCATGTAGAGCGGATCGGATTCGGTTTTGTAGGCCGCTTCGCGTTCATTTAAAACAGAGGACAGTAAACCGATATAATCATCAGCAACATTCCGAACTCGCCAGATCCCATCATCCAAGATCAAAGCGTCATCATAACGACATTCTAATTCTTGCCAATTTTCACCTTCGATAATGTGCTTAACGCCGTTAGAGTCTACATAAAACACAGCAAAACCCAGAACAGAAATATCAATAAGAGCAGAGCCATCGAAACGAAGTTTTGAATAATCAGCCTGATCAATCTTGAGACCATGAGACTGTTTAACAGTAGTTCGGCCCACCAGCATATCAGCTTTAATTAACGCGTACATTAGACTACCTCCATCGAGAGTTGCGCGATCTCTTCATTAGTCCAACCGCTATTTGCTGCCGCAGAATTTAAGTAAACAACCCCCGCCTCTACTTTGAACGCCACCTCCAAATCATAATGCGTTCTTAACATCAAACTAGAGTGCCATAGTTCCACGTCTTCCATATATACATAACCATCGGCTATACCAACATGAATCCTACGAGTCTTACGAATCGGAACGCCATTTAAAAAAAACGATAATATTCCATAGTTTGCACCGCTTGGCGCAGAAACAACAAGACGCCCAGACGACCGCATATTAAAAGAACGACTAAATTCATTGCTATAACTTAATGTCAGAAAAACTATGTTATTTGCCAGAGAATATGACTCATTCGTTTCGAGATAAGCTATCTGACCAGAAAGAATACTACTTACATTTATATAGCTAGTAACGCCCCCCGGCCTGATCACAGCAGTGAGAACATCACTGTAAGTCGCATCAAACAATTCATTAAAATGATCCAACTGATCAGGGTTATAAACAATATCTGCCAGATCCAAAAGACGAAAGCCATTATCGAGATCAAATCGCAAGTGATACGTTTTAGTTAAATCAATCACGAACGACTTATCTTGATAAGACGACGTATTCACATCAAGCCACCCAAACAGACGAATAACCTGATCATTATCGATACTCAAATTCGCTCCGTCCAAAGTGACCGACAAACGATTATCATCAGTCATCACTTCAGGATAAATGGGAATTTGCTTCAATGCATTTAATTGCTCAGCGTTTTCTAATTTTCCCAAATACTGACCATGAGGATCTTCCGATTCAACATGTGCAGCTGCTTTTTGATCAGCGTAAGTTTTGTATTGAGGATGCGGATCTTCCGCATCCAAATGTGCAGTAAGCGCATTCCCTAAATCCGTTGGCGTGACAAACTGCACAGATGGGTCAATTTTTATTTGAATAGCATCCGCGTTACCGGGCACGAACTTTAACCGGATTGTGTAGCTTTTTCCCTGTCCTTCTTCTAACAGCGGTTTGTAATCCCCTGCTTGTCGAGCATAAGAATAAAGCTCACCATCTGTTGTTTTAATGCCTGCTTCCTTGATAAAAAAACCGCCATCACTGGCTGGAATTTCTGCTCGTGCGATCCATACGTTTGGGTCTTTTTCATCCTTTTCGATGGTTATCCCATATTCGCGAACTTGATGTATTAGGTCAGTTCTTTCAGCAGGCGAGGCAGCATCTGGTAAAACACCGTCGCCCACGACTAAAACAGCCAAACCCACTTGGGTGTTGTTAAATTTTGCATCACGCTCAAGACCAAAGCCTGTTTGCGTGATATAGGTTCTATAGTCGCTCATTTCTTGCTGGCTCCGATGTGGAAATGATTCGTAGATGTTGGGCAATGCCCGTATGGGTTAATGCATTTGCCTCACTGCCCGCTGGGACAAATGGCTGTGATGTCATGGTGATACCAA